GCTATTCTGGCACAGAACACAACGGCGACTGTGTTCATGAACGACAACCGGGTAAAGGAAGTATTTTCTAATGAACTTGGAATCAGAATCATCGTGTACTCCAAGCAGTACAAAAAAGAGGATGGCACAGCTGAGAAATTCTATCCGGACGGATTTGCAACACTGATTCCTGACGGAGCACTGGGAAGCACCTGGTACGGAACCACGCCGGAAGAGAGAACTCTCATGGGAAGCGGCGAGGCGGACGTTTCTATCGTGAATACGGGTGTTGCGGTGGCTGTAACCACTACAAGTGATCCGGTTCACACAAAGACTACCGTTTCCGAGATCGTACTTCCCTCCTATGAGAGAATGGATAGCACTTACGTTATTAAGTGTTACTAAGGAGGGCTGTTTTATGATTTTTGATCATAAGGTCAAGTATAAAGGTAAATGGTATCTTCCGGGTGAAGAAATCGAAGAGGTAGAGGAATCTGCCTCTTCCTTGCCTTTTGAAAAAGCACATACAAAAACAGAGATTAGCAGAATGAGCGTGGATGCACTCAAAGCTCTTGCTGCGGAGAACGACGTTCCGGGATATGAAGATATGACCGGCACGGCTCTGAAAGAGTATTTTATCAATCTGCTTAATCTGTAGGAGGATTTCTTATGGCATTTACGATTTTGGAGCAGGTAAAAATCCGGCTTGGACAATTTCATATTGAAGAATCAGACGGAACCGACAAGACCGTGTTTGACCATAAAGAAGATAATCCGAGGATTCAACAGTTGATTGACCAGGCAACACAGGAAGTAATAAACAGGCGTGAATACCCGGAAAGCTATACACAGGAACGGATTGATGAGGATATAAAGAAATACGAGGGAGTTATCGTCGATCTGGCTGTGTATGACCGTTCGCAGGCCGGAGAAGCGTTTATGGCGTCATATTCGGAAAACGGCGTGAGTAGAACGTGGAAAGACAGAGAAAGCCTATTTGCCTGCGTGTTCCCGTTTGTAAGATTTTTATAGAAGATTGTGCGTTACCAATTTCGTGATGTTACGGAAAAGGTAGCAGGGGCGCACTTTAGGAGGCGGTGGGCAGTGCGTGAATAAAAAGAAAGGCGGTATATGATGTGACGATAGAAGTATCGACAGCAATCATTATAAGCGTGTTATCACTTGGTTTTTCCGTCTTTATGGGGCTGAAAAGCAATAAAAGAACAGATACAAAAGATATTGAGGAACGTGTGAAAGAAAATACACGTATTAACATGAAATTAGATGCCA